CCTACTGGGCCTATAGGTATTTCAGTTACTGGTCCTACAGGACCCACAGGAAATGCTGGTACAGCAGGCGGTACTGGTCCTACAGGAAATACTGGTAGTACAGTTACTGGTCCTACAGGACCCACAGGAAATGCTGGTACAGCAGGAGGGACTGGTCCTACAGGACCTACAGGTACAACTGGAAGTACAGTTACTGGTCCTACAGGACCCACAGGAAATGCTGGTACAGCAGGAGGGACTGGTCCTACTGGACCTACAGGAAATACTGGTAGTACAGTTACTGGTCCTACAGGCCCCACAGGCCCAGGAATAAATGAGGTTTCAGATGGGACACTTGATATAACTGGTGTAACCCAAATCACCTTTCTTTAGGGGGGAGTAATAATGGCATTTCAACCAGGGGCATTTGATGAAAACTCCTTTCTAATGGAGGCAGTTAAATTTCTAAAAACCTATTTAAAGGGTGGTTCAAAGATAGTTGCCAAAACTAAACTTGCCCCGCAGAAAACCCTTTATCTACAGGATACTCTAAAAAGATAGGTGAGTACATTTGAATGACATACAGGCAGTAAATGAACTGGGGGCGCAAGAAAGCTACAGGGAAAGTTTTAATATCCCCAATACCTACATACTGGGATCGGATGTAGAGATAGATGTAGCAGCTTTTGATGCTGACATGGTTCCCTTGATTGTAAATAGTATTACAATAGATGTACAAGTTCCAGATGGGACTATTGACACCCTGACAGATGTATTTACTGGGTCTGGATACTTTTATGCTATTTATCGCCCTGAAATTCGTGGCTGGTATACCTACATGGTTTCGATTACAGATACACTAGGACTAGTCACTATCTCTGATCCAGACCTTATTCAAGGCTTTGAAGTTAAAAATTCCTTGTTTTAGGAGGCGAGTAATTTGGCGCAAGATTATTTAAGAACCATTAAATCCTCAGTTACTAAGGTTGGTAGTGGCACAACAAAAGTACCCAGTACTAGACTTTTAGATAGAATGTTTATAACTCTACAGGCTGATGATAACAATGCTGGTCCAGTTTATTATGGAGATTCTACAGTAAGTATTTCCGGTGGTATAGCCCTAAAGGCAGGAGCAACATCAGAAAGATTACAAGTAGCAACAGATGTTTATGTTTCAAGTGTAAGTGGTTATTTAGTTAGATCATTCGAAATAGCAGGTTAAATAGGGGATGATAAAATGGGCGCAGGAACAAATACAAGTGATAAGCCAGCAGTAAAGAAGTGGATACAGAAAGCTGTTCCAGATAAAAACGCTGGTAAGCTTCATGATATGTTAGGAGTGCCAGAAGGCCAGACAATACCTCTTTCAACATTGCAAGATGCTGCAAAGAAGCCGGGTCTAATCGGACAGAGAGCCAGATTTGCTCTGAATGTTCGGGGGCTTAATAAAAAGTAGTTGACAACTACATCCTTTTGATGTATAGTGCATACATGGGCTAGTATCCCAACTGGCAGAGGAAAGAGTCTCAAACACTCTGTAGTGTCAGTTCGAATCTGACGTAGCCCACCAAATGCGCCTGTGGTGGAATGGTAGACACGCTTGCCTTAGGAGCAAGTCCGTTAATCGCGGGTGAAGGTTCAAGTCCTTTTAGGCGCACCAATAATCTTGTCGGGGTGTAGCTCAGTTTGGTAGAGCGCGACGTTTGGGACGTTGAGGCCAGAGGATCGTGCCCTCTTACCCCGACCATAATACTCCACTGGTTTAATAGTAGAATACCTTCCTTCCAAGCAGGGGGCGGCGGGGCGGAACCGCCGTGGAGTACCACATTTTATAGGAGTGAAGTAAAGTTGAAAGGAATTATAGGTAAGAAACTAGGGCGTCGTCCACCAAAGAACGCACCGGCTATTATGTTTGCGTCGTTCAGAAATGCGGGAATAGTCGTTCCTACACCCCCACCATCCTTGGATCATTTTTCTGATGTAACCAAGTGGATTTTGGGGGGAAATGACCAGTTTGGTACATGTGGACCAACAAGTATTGCTAATCTTTATCTTTTAGTCACATCTCTACTTGGCGCAGGAGTTACTGTTACTGAGGATGATGTATTTGATCTTTATAGACGTTCAGGTAATCCTAACTTTGACCCAACAACCGATACAGATGATAATGGTGTAGACATTCAGACAATGCTGGAAGCTCTACTATCAGGTGGTATTGCTGGACATAAGCCAGTAGCCTTTGTTAAGTTTGATCCTACTAATCTTGCTCAACTTTGGGATGGAATACATCTATTTGGTGGGGTAATCTTCGGAGTAAATCTTGAAGTTGCTCAGCAAACTCAGGGAACAACTTGGGACTATAAAAAGTCCAAGGCTTGGGGTGGACACGCAATCTGTGTAGGAAAGTATGTTTCCGAGCCCGATTTAACAAGCTGTATTTCTTGGGCTGAAATAGTTGGAATGACAGATAGGTTCTTGGAGACTCCTGGTTTTCAGGTAGAGGAAGCATGGGGAGTTTTGTGGAAGGAAACATTGGATAAATTAACAGCAGACGAGTATACAGACTTTGTTGCAGAGTATAAGGCAGTTACAGGGAAGGATTTTCCCTTACCAGCCCCAACCCCTACCCCAACCCCTGTTCCACCAACTCCAACTCCTACTCCAACAAATAATACAGATGATCAGACATTGGCTGCAACGGTAAAGCCGTGGGCAAACTTAGTACACTATGGACAAAATAAAATAGCTGCTAAGGCTATAAAAGTTTGGCTTAAAGCAAAGAATCTATAAAGAGAGGTAAGGGAAATGGGCGCAAATAATGGTGATTACGTTTATTCTATTGATGTATCTAATCAAATAGTAAATAGCACAAGCAAACCCTATTCACAGAAGGATAGGGTGGGGAGTGTAGCAGGTGTAGTTGGTAGTACTACTAATTTTGATTACCATATAGGAGATTACTGGCATTATCCGTATACTTGGCATTCTTGGGACTGGCCTACATACACCTATCCAAAAACCATCTATAAGTACCAACTAATCTGTCCTCGTTGTGGTAAAACTAACTGGGCAGAGATTGATAAGGTTGTAGTTTGTGCTTGTGGGGCAAGATTAAAGGCAGTTACTAATAAAGTAGACTATGAAATACCTGTAAATAAGTAGAAATGCCCCAAAAGAGACGAAAATGGTAGGTTTGTATATGGAAAGCATTGAACCGTATGGGCGTAGTTTAATGGTAGAACCGTTGACTCCAAATCTTCAAATAGAGGTTCGATCCCTCTCGGCCATGCCAGCTTGTTATCATAAGCTTGTTCCTATACTTGTAGGATACAAATGCTTGTTCTGTTCTAAGAGGTTTCCTAATAGTTATTGGTAATAATGGTGCGTTGGTATAATGGTTATTATACTAGACTGTCGATCTTGTGATAGGAGTTCGATCCTCCTACGCATCGCCACTAAGAAAGGGATGTTATGGCTTGGACCACAATAAAGGCCAGTGACATAGAAGATGATAAAAACATTCCTTATAAGTTTGAAGCACATAGCTTCAATAGGAGACTACTTGAGCGGTGGGAGTGCTGCTCAAATTGTGGACTAATAGCTCTTAGAAACGACCCTACTTTTTGGTGTATCAAGGTCGGTTGTAATTTTTCGAAACATGCTTCCTTCCATAAGGGGTGGTAACAATGTTCGAGTTTATTATCTTTATAATCATACTCTTGATAATCCTTAGGGTTTTTCACGTTATTTAGGGGGCGTTGTAAATGTCTTGGTCAGCAAGTAAGATACTATTCGGAGTAGCAACTATCTGCTTTGCGGTAGCTGTTCTACTAGGTTTAGATGTATTTACACTAAATAGTAAAGTAGACTGGACAGACTTAGGTTTGTTCTTTGGGTTCCTAGCCTTCTTTCTAGGCTAGGTTATTAATGTGGGAGTAATGTAGACAAACGGTCAGTCGGCTGTCTGTAAAACAGTTCTCTTAGGGCGGTTAGGTTCGACTCCTAATGCTCCCACCAAACTATGCCGGATAAGCTAACAGGGTTGAAGCGTCTCCCTGAAGAGGAGAAGGAGTTTGTTCGACTCAAACATTCGGCACCAATTATTGCGCTCGTTATGGCAGGTGCCCGGTGAGTTTCATAAGCTCGTCCTTTACCCGTTCAAGTCGGGCGGGCGCAACCAAATTTATCATGGGCCTGTAGTTCAAAGGCTGAACGGTGGACTCTTAACCCACGCGCATGAAGGTCCGAATCCTTTCAGGCTCACCAAACAAAAGGAGTAAAATGAAAGAAATCTACGGAGCAGCATTAACAATACTAACGGCTATAATAATCTTCTTATTTATGCTGTGTATCGTAGCATTCCTTGTCAATACACTAATACACATGTAGTTTACTGCCCGAGGGATCAGTATGGGAAAAATGAATAAGCTCCGTATAAAGCACGAAAGGGAACTGAGGGAATCTGAAAAGTGTGCCTTCGATCATGAGCGTGAGCTACGAACTATTTTTGATAACAATGAAAGAGAGTTAAGACTTCAAAATGAGGCCGCAGTAGAAAAAGCCAGGGCACTTCAATTTCAGATTTATGAACAGCGACTAGAGAGTATGAATGAGTTTAGAGAACAACTCTCCAAGCAAGCAGTTACATTCTTAACTGTAGATCGTTTTGAAAGGGAACACAAGGATTTAACTACGCGCCTAGAAACATCTATTACTACACTTGGAGAAAAGCTTGGTGTAGAAAGCGGAGTTACATTACAGCAGAGAGCTTCCCACGATGCTGTTTCTAACCTATTAAATGATACTCGTCTTTGGGTTATAGCTGCTGTTGCTGTTCTAGGGTTCCTTCTATCTAATGGGATTATTAAATAGCCTAGCCTAGTAGCTCAATGGTTTTAGAGCGCCGAGCCGATAACTCGGAAGTTGGGAGTCCGATTCTCTCTTAGGCTACCATTGTCCTTTCGTTTAAAGGTAGGACGGCTGGCCCTGGTCCAGCTAGTGTAGGTTCGAATCCTACAGGGATAACCAATCCGCTTGTAGCTCAGTTGAATAGAGCGCGAAGCCACGGACTTTGAGGCCGGGGGTTTGAGTCCCTTCAGGCGGGCCAAATACTTACAAACGAGACAGAGAAATCTGCCTCGTTTTTTTATACCTACGAGGTTGAAATGGATGAAATAGAACTGTTACCAGAATCAAAGTTGCGCCGATTAAGAAATCTACGACCCTACAAAGACCTATCAGATGAAGAAATCTCTCAGGCTTATACTCAAAAGAGAAATCTGGACATTATAAAAGGTGAAGCAGATTCAGAGGCTGAAAACTCCTCTGAGGATGCTGCCTATGAAAGACGCTTCAATCAAAAGATGGAGTTATTCAAGGCGCAGTTTGCTGTAGACATGAACGATTCTAACGATGCCATGTCTCTAGTAATGCTTGCCAGACACTCTCTACAGTCCGAAGATTTGGATAAGCAAATAACTGCTGAGATGCGTAGAAAGGGCGATAGTAGAAACCTCAAAAACTTGGGGGATGTACAAAGAAGTTTAGTTACATCTATCAAAGAGCTACAAGACAGCCTTGGTATTTCTAGAAAGACCCGAAAGGAAGAGCAAACAGATGACATTCCTCGCTGGATTTCTGAGACAAGACAGAAAGCTTTGGATTTTTGGCAGCGAAAAACTATCCCTATTCTATGTGAATCTTGTCAGATAGAGTTAGCCAGATTTTGGCTAAACTTCGCAGACTCGGCCAATAAGATAGAGGCACAGTTAGAATGTCCTCAATGTAAAGAAAAAGTAGTATTTACAAGGTAAGTTATGTTAGAAGATAAGATTGGAATGGAAGAAGCAGATTGGGCTTTCGCGCAGATTATCATGCAGCCTGTTCTGTTTCGTGAATTCATAAATCAAGATGACCCTAACTGGAAAGAGCTAGAGCCTCATGAACGAGCTTGGACAGCTTGTGACCAACACTATCTTTGTATGTGCTGCGGACGATCTGTACATAAAACTACTACTATGATTGACATGCTTTATTTCTGGATGATAAATGAAGAGTTTATTGTTGGTGATCCTGGGCTCTTCGTTGTTGTTCCAAATAAGGCACAGAAAGACTCTACATTCCCCCGCGTAAGAAGTGCTTGTGAAACACATTGGCTGGTTTCTAAGTTGGTAGACCCTAATGCTATAAACATTCAGGAAGGAAGAATCCAGTTCTTGAATGGCTTTACATTTATCATGAGAATAGCCGGTGCGGCGGGAAAAGAAACAAACATCATCTCAGTACACACATTTAGGATTTGGGTTGACGAGGCACAAGATTTCCCTTGGAGAGCTTGGCTAAGCTTACAGAATGTACTAAAACGCGAAATACCTGGCTATAAGTTAATAGTCTCAGGTGTACCTAATGGTGAGAGAAGAGAAAATGTACTTTACCATTGTGACCAGATAGACCAGGACTACTACAGCTTTAATATCTCTCAGACTATGATGAGTTGGTGGACTCCAGAGATGGAGTACAAGAAGCGCGTTGACTACAAGGCGCAAGAATATGACTCAGAAGATTATAAGCACTATGTTTTAGGGCAGCATGGAGTACCTACTTATTCTATCTTTGATAGAGTAAGATTTAAGATTGAGGATTATGAGGTTCATCTTGAAACCCTAAATCAGAGAAGCTTTGATGCTACTAAACGCTATGATCCTAATCCTTCTGGAGAAGCTAAAGAACCTGTTTATCACATAAATGAGGTATTTACTTGCCCCGAAGTTCCTATTGAGGGTGGAGTTAGAGCTAGGGTCGGTTTAGGCTATGATGTAGGATACTCACCTGATCCGGCAGTATTCTTTATTATGTATCAGGACCCAAAGACGGGGCTATGGAGAAACCTATCAAGATACATACTACAGCGTGTAGAGTATGCTTTACAGAGAGAAACATTAGCTTTCTTAGATAGTGTTTATAACTTTGACTTTATGGGTATAGACATGGGTGGACCAGGAAAGCCACAGTATCAGGACTTGGCAGGGGAACTAAATCTTTATCAGGATCATAGGTTTAAGGATAGATTATTCCCTGTAGAGTTTGGATCATTTGTTCCAGTTGCTAAGACAATGGAAATGGCCTCTAATGGAGAGAAAGTTGAGGTAATAAAGAAGGCACAAATGAAAGCAGTAGCCGTTGAAACTGCTTCAAGATGGGTCCATGAACATAGATTCTCCTTCTCAGAAAAAGATGATGATCTAATGTCTGAGTTGGAAAGAACAAAGTTTACAAGAAATCAAGCAGGAGAGCCTGTGTATAGAACTGTTGATGACCACCAGTTTGCCGCAATGATGTGTTCCATTCTAGCCTATGAGGCAGAGTTCGGTACACCACTTATAACACACAAAGAAGAAGTAAAACCAAGACTTTTGGCCGCAAAATGGCTAGATGATAAGGAGGGAATATTCTATGGAAGATAAGATAGAGCCAAGGGCTGTAGAGACACCTGATCTATCCCGCAAACTTGCTAAGGCTGACCATGCCTTTTCATCTATGTTTGATGGTCCTTATGGTAGCGATATGGGGCAGTATTATTCCCCCCTTGGAGCAGTAGTCGGTGGGGGATCAGGTTCAAGCATAGAAAGATACTGGCAAAATCAAGGTTTGGCCCCAGTAAAACTACTACTACCTAAAGACTACCAAGGTATTCTACAACTATGCTATGACTTTTATCAGAGAGGCGGGGTTGTAGGAACAGTAGTAAATAGGTTGGCAGAGTTTACCATTACTGACATTAGAAATGCTCAGAGAAATGGAACTGACGAGTCTAATGCCTATTTCAATGCCGTACTACATGAAAAGCCCTCAAGACTAATGAGGCTGCTACGCACCTTTGCTTTGGAGTATTTTGTATCGGGCATGATTATCCCTAGAGTAGATTGGGTAGAGATGCTTGGAAAAGACATTTCAGCCGATAGTGATTTAAAGCCTGGTAAGAAGTACATGATGCCTCAGTTTGACTGGTATCCACCGGCTTTGATTGACATTCAATGGGCAGGATGGGGCAAGAAAACTTTCTATCTAAAGATTCCTTCTTCAGACATGAAGCTGATTAAGAATCAGGGATCAAACATTAAGGATCAGCAACTACGCTATGAGATGCTTGTAAGAAACTATCCAGACTGGGTAACTCTTATTGGGCAGGGAATAAACAGGGTAGAGCTAACTGATGTTGATCCCATTTTGAGAAAGGAGCTATCCATTACTCCTTATCCAACCCCATACCTATTTAATGTTTTGGAGTCTGTACTGTACAAGCAGCAACTAAGACGAATGGATTATGCTGTAGCAGCCAGAGTTATTAATGCTATTCTGTTGGTTCAGGAAGGAGATAAGGATTTCCCTCTAACACAGGATAATCAAGATAACTTGACTACACTTAAACAACAAATAATGGCGCGTACTAATGATCCAAGACTTATGGAACGCCTATTCATACTATTCTCTAACCACACTACAAAACTTACTTGGATACATCCAGATACTTCGGCTATGTTGAGTCAGGAGAAGTATCAGTTAGTTAATAGTGATATAGAAGAATCCCTTGGATTTGCTCGTATCCTATTGACTGGACAGGCAAGAAGTGCTGGTACATCAGCCGAGGTTTCTACTTGGGCTATACAACCTGCTATGGAAGAATTTAGAGCCGCCCTAATTGAGTGGATAACAGATGTTTATCAGCAGGGGGCACAATTAAATGGATTCAGAAATCTTCCTGTCCCACTATTCAAGCCTATTAGACTTCAAGACCACCTAAAGACTGCAGCAATCTTTGCCCAGGCTTATAAGGAAGGTATTGTAAGTAGAACAACAAGAGCAGAATCTGTTGGAGTAGATTACGAAACAGAAACAGAGCTTATGCGCGACGAGGCAGTTTATGCTAAGGATTTGCCAGCATATCAGCCACTACCTTATGCAGCATTGCCTCCAATGATGGGTAAGCCAACAGGAACAGCACCTACAGGATCACCGTCCGCACCGCCTTCTGGTGGTAGACCAATAGGAAGCCAGAATGTTCCTATAAATCAAAGAAATACAGGAGTTAGACCCCCAGGACAAGAGCCTCAGTCACAATTAAAGGCTGAAGATTTGGGTATGAGTGATGAGGCACTTCTAGAGAAACTATCAGCCTTTGCTGAAAGTAGAGGGATTGTTGTTACACCGGAGATGGTATTAGAAACACCACCCCTTATTCCTGATAAGGAGAACTAAGAGTTGAAGTGCAAAGTAGTATGTATCCTATGGTTAGATCATTTACACGTTAATAGAAGTTCGTTGGGGGGATGGAAAAAG